AGCGAATGTAGTTTGCGCCAAACTCCAGCACATACGCTTGCTCATCGCTGTATTCAAAGTTAATCAGACGAACCTTGCCACCATCTTTTGATGAACCAGCATAGTATGTGCCTGGTCTGCGCGTAACGCCGCCCTGGGGAAAGGCCAGCATATTCTGTAGCGTCTGCGCCCCAGAGTTATACTTTTGCAAATCAATGCGGCCCTCAAGGCGCGGGGAAAGCTCACCAGCTTGAAAGTTGGTAATGATGGTGGAGACGCGGGCCATCTTAGAACCTCACATTGATGAAGTCGTCTGCAAGTAGCTTGTCTGGTGTTCCTTCCATTGCATCAATGGAGCGAGCCTCACGCAAACGAGACTCATATAGGTCAAACATATTTTGGGCAACGCCATTACTACCCGTCAGGGCATAGGCCGTTTCTGCGGCCAAGCGATGCGCCACAGTGCTGCTAAGAAGGGAATCATACTGCTCTGTGTCGGTAACGCGCCCGATGTAGGTAATCTTGCAGGTGCTTTCGTTTGACAGGATTTTGCGGCCTTCAATCTTATACATAAGCCGGGTGTCATACGCAGCAATCTCGCTGTCCACCTGGTCGTCAAAGAAGGACAGAACCCGCAAGCAATAAGGATTGTTTGGCAGGGTGTATTGGTAACTAAACCCAAATGCCGGTGTGTCAGCGTCTTGTGCAATGGACTTTCTGGTAATAGCCACATTCCAAGGGTGCGCTCGGAGAACAGCGTCACGCACAGTAGAAAAACGCCGATTGCAAATCCGCGCTTCTTTTGAGTTCTCACTTAGTGCTGTAATGGTTCCTGCGCCAAGCAAGTCCATAGCTTCGTTACAAATGTCAACAACGGATGGCATCGGTCATAAGCCTCTCTATTTCTACCAGTGCGCCCTGACTTAAATTGCTATCGCCGCCAGAGACAACCTTCCCTTTCCTTTTTGCTTCCCTAACAAGTTTTTTTACACGCTTTGTAGGTAATATTACCACAGATTCGTTACTAATCATAAAGGCCCAAAAGTCTGCTTCTGTCGTAGCAATGCCAGATGGTTTGCCTCTACAAAAAAACTCCACAAACACTTTGCCAGTTTGTGAAGCCCTAAAATCTCTTTTCACCTCTATAGTTTTGTCGGTCAATAATTCACCGAGTCGCTTTTCGCTTACCTGTCCTACCTTTAGGTCATACCTAAAATCACTATTGTATTCCACGCCGTTTCCCCCGGCAGGAGAAGGAAGGGGCGACCTTTCAGGGGGCCGCCCCAACCAGATTAGTTCACCACATACTCAATGATGAAGGCCATGTCACCAGCGGTCCCACCAGTTGCGGAGAAAGTTGCCGCAACATAGTAGATTCCACCGGGGTCGGAGGACTGACCCGCCAGTTCCCAAACCTGCTGACCGGTGGTGTTGATGTTGGCTTCTTCATAACGCAGTTCCGTCATGCCAGCCGCGTCAGCTACAAGAGTAGCCAGCGCATCTTCATCAACAACCACGCCTTCATCAGTGTAGAAGCCGACATTAAAGGTGCATGTGCCACCCAAATTGTCGGAACCAACACGGACAGAAGTCAGGGTCGCGTGGGTTGGAATCGGTGCAAGCATTACAATGTCGTCATCGGTGCTGTCACCAGCAGCCAGTGCAACATTGCCCTGTGCAATACGCTTTACGCCACCAAGCTCTTGAGCATTGTTGACGACCGGCGGGGTTGCCTCAAGATTGGCAATAAGGTCAGAGTTTTTCGTTGTCATCTCTTAGCCACTCTTAGTCAGGGGTTTCGTCACAGAAGATTTGAACAACCTTGGCTTCTTCCATGCGAACCGCACCGAGAGACATGCAGTAGTAGACTTGAGTTGCATAACTCTTGTCAGCACGCTCATCAATCCGCGCAGAGATGTCTTTACCAAGACCCAGGGTCAAGCCATCTTCGGCCCAAGCAAAACACTTGCGGATGTCATTTACATCAACATCCAGCCGGTTGGTCATGATGAATTTGAAACCCATGAAGGTGTCAACATCACCCTGAACCAGTGCTTTGATGGTGTTGAAGTCGCTGCTGGTCACTTCAGTAGTGCCGAGCAGGTCTTCAATCTGCTTCGGGCCAACCGCGATGTAACGATTGATGGACGGGTCAACATCCAGCAAGTCCATCTTGCGCTTGGCTTCACGCAGCTTTGCAATGGTCAGGCCATCGTTGGATGAAGCTGAACCAACAGAGTTGGCGGTTGCATCCAAGTCTGCGCTGCCTGAACCGGTCTCGCCGGTGCTTGCAGTGCCGGTAGCGGCGGCGATGATGACATCATCCATTGCACGACCCATAGCAGCAGCTGCCGCACGAGCGTAGGATGAAGTCGGGTCAATCAGCATACGGACTTTGTCCTGGTCATCAATCAGGTCAGCATACTCGTAGTCAGCCAAAGACAGGCGGCGGCGACCATGCGGGGTGTCCATCTGCGGGGTGTCGGCGTGGCGGCTGGTGCGAAGGGCAGCAGTCGCAGCACCAATTTGGTCAATGAAAGCATTTTTGCCAACAACATTCTCAATGCGCACTGCATCACGCAGACGGGAACCCATCTGCTGTGAAAGCATCTGCACATTTGCAGAATACTGCTGAACAAATGCTGTGGTTACTTGCGTAGACATAAGTCTAACTCCTTGTTTTCACAGTTACATTTGGTTCATTGTCAGTGCGCTACCCTTTCGGACGCTCCTCGCTTTTTTGGCCGGCGTATGGCCACCGTCTTTCCGGTCGTCTGCGGGACGAGTTGCCTCGCTACCCCTAGTAACCCATTCCCAATACCTGTCGGCTAATCGGGCCGGGTCAAGAACATCGCGTTGAGTTCCAAACTCTAACGCAATCCTCAAACAATCCATTCGAGCATGGACTTTTTCAAGTTCATCCATGAACCATGTCCATCAGCTCTGACACCCGGTCAATGGCGGTTTGCCTACCAGGTGCTTTTGCATCCCAATAAGGATGTGTTTTGTCATTCATGATGGCATCAATCTCTGCTTGTGCCTCTTTAGGTGTCATAGCACGGCTGGAAGGACTGTCAGAGATTGTGTCTTCACTGGTTACACTATGCCGGAAATCCGCCATGTTTGCAAACGCTTTGATGAAATCGGGATGGTTGCCAATCATCGTGCCATCTGCCAGCTTCATTTCCAAAATTTCAGGCGTTGTAAAGTCTTGGACAACCGACTTAGCCGCAGCAAGTTTTTGTTCAAACGCTTGCCCCCATTCCTTACGGAGTTCAGTCTCCACCTGTTCGCGGGCAAATTGTTCATTCTGCTCCGCCGCTTCCGCAGTTTGTTGCGACATGCTTTTGTAGTATTCAAGAACACCATTCGCTTGTTCCGGCGAGAGCCGGAGTTTGTGCGCAACATCGGCGTAAGATTTGGCGGCATCTTCTGTAATCACATTCCCATCAACAGCTATTTCATAACCATCGGGCGTTTCCGGTCGCCCAAGCCGACTATAAATGCGGTCAAGGTCTTCGTCTGTCGGATTAACCGGCATCGGAATCTTGTCTGCACCAATAAGACGCTGCGCGTTCACATAGGAACGGGCAAGGTTTCCAACATCTTTAATTGGGGAGAGGCTTGGGTGGTCACGCAATTCTTCTGGTATTGTGCTTAAAAAATCGTTACCAGAACCGCCTTGCGCTACATCCGCTGGTGTTTCCAACAGCGGTGCTTCGGTAGGCTGGTCTACCTGTTCGATTGCTTCTTCTGACATAATTACTCCTCTGTCAGCATGTTGTGGATGTGGAGGATGACTGCTCTTTTACCCTCCTCAAAAGCTGTGGCCTTGGCATCGCCAGCCACATAGCTTAAAGACCGCCAGTTACAGCGGGCTTCAAGGTCGTGCAAAACCTTCTGTCCGTTTGTGGAATCAAAGGTTTCTTTATACATTGCGCGGAGTTTGTCTATTTCCTGCATTATTCTCCAACCATCCTAACTGCTTGTGCAGCTTGGGCGGCGGTATAGACATCTTCTTGTTCCTGCTGCCGTTGCTGCATCATTGCTTGCTGTTGCGCTCTGGCTTCCCTCGCCTGATTAATTTCCCGCTGTGAACGAAGCGTAGTCTTGGGAACACCAAGAGCATCGGTAACATGCCTCACCAAACCATCAGGGTCAATATGGTCGCCAACCGGCAGGGCTTGAGACAGCGGCATAAGGATTTCCAATGCCCGCATAGTGTTGTTAAGGCTGTTGGACTTTTGCGCACGAGCCAGCGGTGAGACATACTCAATCTCAACATTCCGGCCTTGCAGCATTTCTGGGGGCTGTGCCAGCATTTGCTCCCGCAACATCAGGGCAAACACGCGGTCAATCAGCGGGCGAAGCATCTCGTTCATCAATCTGCCCAGCACGGGGCCAATCACCCTCATGCGTTCTTCTTGCCTTCCAATCACCTCTGTTGCAGTCATGTTTGGCCCACCGCCAATAAGAAGCTGGTCAACAAAGAAAGCGGAACGAATAGCTTGTCTGCGTTGGTTTTCCATTTCCAGCCCAATGTTAATGTTTGCGCCGGTATTTAGCGGGGTAATGGTGTCGCGTGAACCAGACCGGTAGAAATTAAGGCCACCAGGCTGGGTGCGGATTGGCAACAAGAAACCATCGTCAGGAACCAGCAGCGGCGGATTAATCATCTTTTGTGCCGCTTCAATAATGGTCTTGGACATCAGGTTAATCATCTTAACATCTGGTAGGGCGGTCATGGCCGGCGACCGCCCCATAATCTCACCAGTCGCCTTCAAGAAACGCGGAACCACATACGGCATTTCATTGAAGCCACCTTCAAGCACAATCATGCCCGTCTTTTTGCAAATATAGACGGATGAGTATGGCATGTTCTTATTGTCAATTTTGGTAGCGTCCCGGTCTTCGTTTGGCAGCACGATGTGCAAAATCTCAACCATGTCGTCCGGGTTCTTCTCAAATGTTTTGAGAATGTAGTCAGTAACATTTTCTTTGCCAAAGCGGCTAATAGCTTGGGAAGCTGTGGACTCATACAGCCGGTAAACGGCATTTACCACGCCAAAGCGGTCTTCAGTTACATAATATTCGGAGATGTGCCGGGTGCTAAAACGCAAGTCCCCCTCTGACATTTCGCAGAACATGCAGCCAGTGCCAAACACAACCAGGTCAACATACATCTCGTGTATTTCAGTCTCAAAGTTTGACTGATTAAACGCTTGCATCATACGCATACTGGTGTCTTGCAGCCATTCACGCACATCATCATCGCGGCTAATGTCGCTGTCTTTAATGTCCAGATGGAACCAAGGTGAAGCCCCAGAGGTCAGCATGCCATGTAAGCTGGAAGCAAGCAGGTCAACAGCCTGTAAAGCTGTGCCATCATAAATCATTTCCATGCGTTTCTCGCCACGAGACCGCTTCTTTACGATGTCAGCCTTGCGGGGCAACATATAATCCGCAAGTTCTTGGTAGTGCGTGTTCCAGTTGTCGCGCTTTGCTTTTAGTTCCTCAAAACGCTTTACAAGTGTCTTAGCATGCTGTTCCATAATTAACCCATCAATGTTGGAGTTTGGCCACCATTAGCGGTGTCACCCAGCACAGAGCCGCCAACAATCGTTGCCCCCCTGCCTCGGCGGCGGGCGCGTTGTATTCTTGCAGATTCTTCTGCTAAAGCGGCTGCACGACCCATGTCCGGTGGGGCTGGGGCTGTGTCGCCTGGCGCAGCTGGTGGCGGTGGAGGTGGAGCCGTAGTCCCCATAACTGTTCCGCTAGGTCTGTCTTCGCTAGGCATCATAGCGCGTTCTGTAGGTGTTAGACCACGGGCTTGGATTATGCCGCCTCTTTCTTCAAACATAGGAAACTGGTCGCCAGTGCCGGTGGCTCTGTTGACTCTGGCAGCAATCGGATTGTAATCTGGACGACCAACATAATCATCACCTCCAAAAATTCCAGTCCCCCTCCGAACAACGCCAACAGTCATGCCGCGCTCATCGCGCACGGGAGTCCCGCCTTTCTCTAAAGCCTGAATCATTCTTTCCCTTGTCGGCCCGCCAATACCAGTCTCCAAAGCGCGCAGTGGCAAAGAACCAGGAGCAATAAGAGGAGCATCTCTTAACTGCTGCTCCATACGCTCACCTCTGCCTTGGATGTCCGCAATAGACCTTGAGGTTTCCGGCGCATACAATTCCCTTTCAGTTGGGGTCATGCTCCCTGCTTCTGAAACACTTGTAGTCACTTTTCTCTCCTAAATCTGAAATGGATTGTATTCATTAACGGCCATTTGTTGCGGAGGGCGAACCATTCTTTGCCTATTCTCCAGCCCAATAGCCAAATACCTAAACGCATCCGCAGCATGGCTCGTGAAATCATGACGCGGGTGGTCTCTGAAAACCTTTTTTCTCTCATCCCATTCCTGCCTGTATTGCCTCAACATGTCTAAGCCGGTGTCGCACTTGTCGCGGTCAAAGTAACATTTTGGCACCAGCATCCTTGCCGCGTTTATTCCGTCAGCTACCTTCATCCTAGGTATAACACGAAACTTGATTCCAAGCGAGTAGGCAGTTTCCAACCTGCTTTTACCAGAACCCAGTTCCCGCACCTCAATGTCGTGCGGAGCCAAATGGTCGCCGTAAGTGTAGTCCTTCTTGTTGAGAACATCAGCGTAGTGATTTAGCCCCACGCCGCTGCTCTCATAATAATCAATAACATTTACTGCGCCGCCGGGAAAGGTTTGCGCAAACCAGATGGCTGTGGAGTCGTTAATACCTAAATCCCAAGCCGTATGCACCGGAAGGGTAGGGTCGTAGGGAACGCGGCTAATCCTGCCCTGGTCATCAGCATCCGCTAGTAGCTTGCCGTAATACGCCCCAATAATAGCGGCAGTAAAGGAACACTCATACTCTTGGTCATACTGCTCCGGGGTCATCTGCGCCCTAGCAGCTTTCAGTTCGTCTTCCCTGACAATCTCTGTCTCACTGGCCTTACAAATCTTGTAAAACCAGTCTTCAGACCCTTCTTCAATCTGTGATTTAGCAGTCTCTAGCAATTCATAAAAATGGTTGTGCCCGGCGGGCGTGCCAAGAAAACAAGCACTGCCCTGTCTGTCAGAAAGCGCAGGTCGGACAACTTCCCCCCATACCCTTGGGTTCTGCATGCCAAACTCATCAAAAATACACTCATCCAGGTAAATACCACGAAGGGCATCCGGGTTTTCAGCAGACAACAGCATTAACCTCCCCCCGTTGGGAAAGTCACACCGCAGTTCTGTTTCATTAAACTGAACGCCAGGAATCGGACTGGCATAATGCTTTACATAATCCCAAGCTATTCGCTTTGCTTGCGTAAAGGTAGGAGCAACAAAGGCCGTGCGTGGCCTAGGTAACGGACAAGTCAGGCAGGTCTTTATTAGCTGATTAACGGCCCAGACAGTCTTTCCAAAGCGTCTGTGCATCACAAGCACATTCCACCGCTTTAACTGCTTGTGCATGTCCTTCTGCAAAGGACGCGGCTTATATGGGATTTTTACATCTACCACTAAATACCCCTTTTAGATTCTCCGCACACGCCTGTTACTACAGGGCTTTTGTCAGGGTTCTGCATAACTAACTGCTTCATTACCCAATCTACCCTGCTCTGCGCAGCAACACGGCACTCAACCTTCGTCTGAAACTGGACTCCGCTTTCCATCCCAAAGCATCTATTAACAGGATTGCCATTAAGGTCAGCAGCTATACAAAATACAATAATCCATTCAAACATACCGGTCTCCTATTCTAGCTGGCGGTAACTCTGCCAGATTTCTTTCTGCGTCCTCCCAACCTCATCAGCCTTCTGCTTGCTACGAGCCTTTATGTCCCGTGCGTCAATCTCCTCAACCAGAATATACCGGCATACCTTACCGCCATCCTTAAACTGGAAGTGCAGCATAAAAGGTGGCTCCTCATAGTGCCTACCAAAGTTCTGCGGGTCAAAGTCAGCAATCGTCATCAATCTGTTTCCCACAGAATACGAACAGTCCCGTCACTGACCTCAACGCCAGCCCGGTTCTTCTGGTCGCCAAAACGCTCCGGTATAATCTTCTGAACACGCCAGCGCACATGATGTGCATAGTCACGCAGTATGTTTGGGTCATACTTCTTACGGCCATGCAGAGCGTCACCGT